AGAGGTTAGGCAACTAGACGACAATTTATACATAAAAGAGTTGTTATACGAAAAACGACTAACTAACACAGATCTAGCAAACAAAATGAAAGCATTAGGCATAGACAGACAAACAGAAATAGTAGGAGATAGTGCAGAACCAAAAAGCATAGAAGAAATATACAGACAAGGATTTAACATAAAACCTGCAAAAAAAGGCGCAGGTATACACTTAGGCATTGACATAATGCGTAGGTACAAGCTGCACATAACAAAAGACAGTTTAAATGCAATAAAAGAATTCAGAGGCTATAAATGGGCAACAGACAAAAATGGTGATGTGCTAAACACACCTGTTAAAGTAAACGACCATTTAGTTGATGCTTGTAGATATTTGTGCTTAAATAAACTTAGTGTAAATCATAGTGGCAAATATTATATACTGTAAAAAACAAAATATTAACTTTTATATTTATTAGTAATGAAAGAGGTCAAATTGACAATACCTGACAATTGGAACGACATAACTATTGAGATTTATCAAAGATATGTTAAAATACAAGAAGGCAAAGACACAGAGAAAAACAAAGTTGTAAAAAGTTTAGCTTTGCTTTGTAACACAAGTCCTTTTGTTGTAAAAAAAATGGCATACAACGACTTGTTAGACATTATGAGCATAATAAAAAAAATGATTGACACAGAACCAACTACAGACGATTTTAAAAAGTTGTTTACACTGAAAGGTGTAGAGTATGGTTTTTGTCCTAACCTAAATAGATTGACAACAGGCGAATACATAGACTTAGAGGCATACTGCAAAAATCCAATAGACAATTTGCATACTATTATGTCAATACTGTATAGAAAGGTAACGCACAAAGTCAATAATAGGTATGCCATAGAAAGCTACGATCCTGACGAGTTTAAAGAAGAAATATTTAAACATTGTCCGATGAGTATAGCACTAAGCAGCTTAGGTTTTTTTTTGACTTTAGGCGAAAGATTAGCGAAGATTACGCAACCTTATTTGGAAGCTCAAAACACGACACTACAAAAGGCGTGACAATGCAAAGCAAGTGGGGTTGGTATAATGTTTTATATAGTTTGTCAAATAGTATATTAGACATAGAAAAAATAACAAGACTACCTATTTTAGAGGTGCTAACATATTTAGCTTATAGTCAAGATTATAACAACAAACAGAAAAGTAACTATGATAAATTTTAAAGATGTAGTAGGGTTTTTTGAAACGATAGCTACTAAGCATTACCAAATTAAATCGTTTCATAGTGGCAACTTAGACGAAGTAGATATTAATAAACTAGGTGCAGAAGACTATGTTATATTATATGCAGAGCCTGGTAGTGCAACTGTAAACACAGGCGTACTAACTTACTCGTTTACAATATATGTAATGGACAAAATTAGCGATGTGGTAGGTGATGAGCCTAACAAGCAAAGGTTAGGACGTGTAGATACATATTCTGAAACACTACAAATACTAAATGATGTTATAGCAGAGTTTAAGCAAAATCTAAATAGTCAGTCTTATGTAGACAACCAAGTAGTTTTGCAATTACCAATAACTTGTGAGCCATTCACTGCAAGATTTAACAATTTGCTAACAGGTTGGAATGCTACAATAAATGTAGATGTAAACAATAAAAACAATTTGTGCATAGCACCAATCATACCAAATAGCTAATGGACTATAAAAACACTATACAAGCATTACAGAAACTTGGCACTAATGTTGTTAAAGAGGGACGTGGCATATTAAAGCGTAAAAAAAAGACAACAAGTCCTAACACACTATTTAACGACTTTAATTACCTGGTAACAAACACAGGAGAAACTGTTACTTTGGAATTTGTTTTTGGTAAAGCAGATGACTATTGGCAATTTGTAGACGAGGGTGTAAAAGGTGTTGGTGGTTTTAAAGGCTCTGGTAGAGCAAGAGGACAAGGCAGTCCATTTAAATTTAGTAATAAAATGCCACCAAGACGAGCAATAGATAAATGGATAGTTACAAAACCACTAAAAGCAGGTAGAGATGAAAGAGGTAGATTTGTTAGTCGTAAATCATTAGCATTTTTGATACAAAGGTCAATATTCCAAAGAGGATTAGAACGCACACAGTTTTTTAGCAGACCATTTACAGAACAACTAGATAAACAAACAGATAACATAACTAAGGCTTTTGCAGATGACATAGAAATAGCTTTAGAACAAGCATTTAAATAATAGATTATGAGTACAAATAATTTAAGCATAGTACAACAACCTGTAAATCCAACAGATAAAGTACCTGTCATAACTAATTGGAATCCACTTATTGGTTTTATGGTCTTTAAAGATGAAAATATAAACTCATTATTTTTTTATAAGTTAGGCATAGAAGTTTATAAAGGGTCAAGTACATCAGGTACACTTATAGCTAAATACAAGCAAAGAAGAAATGGTTTTAGTAGTGATGTGTTTAATGGTAGAGCAAGAGCATTTTTTGATGTTAGAGATGTTGTAAATACACAGTTAGTAGATACTGTATACGACCAAAACTTAAATGGTTTACCATTTTCTTCAATACATAAATTAGGTGCTAATGATTATGACGGAGATCAAAAAATATTTAGTGTTAATGGTGATGCAAGTGCAGGATTTACGCAATTAGCAGAGTTTTTTATAAGAGTGTTTGAAAGTTATGCTACAAGTACAAGTAGTGCAGTTACAGAGTATTTTCCAACTACATCAGTTACTAATAGTGAGTTTTATATACAAGCAACTTTGCCACTATTTACACCTAGAAGTGTAGGGGCAACAATAGACTCAACATACATACAGGGTAGAGCATTTGATTTATTTAAATTAGATGGTAATACTTCTAAGTTTTTGACAGATGTAAAAATAAAGACTAATATATATGGCAGAGGTTACTATAATAATATATCTTGGGACGGCACAGATGGTGACTTTCACACATTAGCATTTTTAAATGGTCAAACAGATTTTAATAGTAAAGCACATAAATTAGTTGTAACTTATTTTAATGGTTCAACACAACTATCACAAACAGAAATACCAAACCAAAACACAGAGGGTGGTGCAAAACCTGAAACATCAGGCACAGAAGTTAATTCAGATGCAGAAAGATTACTATATTTTGGTTGTGGTCCAGGTAATTTAAATTCATATACTGCACCTGGTAGTGTCACAACGCATCAACCAAGTAATGCTACAAACAATGGTTGGACACATTACAAAGTTAAGGCAATAAATAGTAGTTCAGTAGATATGTCTGACGAGGTTGTATTTGTTAATAAAAATAAAAGTTGTAAAGGTTTTAAAATGCGTAGACTTGCTTGGCGTAACAGTTTAGGTTGTTATGACTATTTAAACTTTGAGCTTAAATCTACACAAACAATAGACATAACTAGAAATACTTTTGAAAAGCCACTAGGTATATATAACAAGTCAAAGTACAGATACAGTGATTGGGACACAGGCAAACAGGTTAGAGAAACAAGTGCAGTTTTAAAAGAAACATTAAACACAGACTATTTGACAGATGACGAGGTTGTTTTAGTAGAAAAGTTACTAATGAGTACAAGAGTATATATTGTAGAAAATGTAGACACAGAATTTACACAAGCAGTAACAATTACTGATAGTAGTTTTATTAGAAAAAATGTTATAAATGACAGACTTGTACAATATTCAGTACAAATAGAATATGCTAATCCTTTAAACACTAACTCGTAATGGCTAACGTTAGATTAGTAGCATATAGAAAAAAACCAATTGATGTTGCAGGTACTATAACTGCAAATGTTAGTGCAACAACGTCACCAGCAACAATACCATTGTCATTTACAAGTGGCGATGCAACAGGTACTTATTTTATAGGTGATGTTGTTTTGAATACAGAAACACAAATACTAGGTACAGTACAAACAGTAAATACAAATTCTATTGTTTTAAATCAGTTAAATTTTAGTGTAGCTATTAATGACACGCTAAGGATATTAAGAACTAATACATACAATTTAGACTTACAAGAACAACCTAACATTTCACTTAATTATCAATTTGCTGACATTAAAGAGCCTGAAAAACGTAAAGCGAGTTTTAGTCAAACTTTTAAACTGCCATTTACAGATATTAATAATGATTTTTTTGAGAATTTTTACAATGTAAATTTACAAAGTTTAGTTTTTAGCACACACAAAAAGTTTGATGCAGCTTTATATGTAGGTACTGTACTACAATTTGAGGGTGTTATACAATTAAAAGCAGTTTATAAAAAAGCAGGACTATATGAAGTTGTACTATTATCTAATGGTTCTAATCTATTTACTTTGTTAGGCAACAAAAAAGTTAGAGATGCTTGGACAGATCAAGAAAAAATAGATTTTCAATTTATATACAACAATGCTAATTTACAAGCTAGTTGGGTTGGAAATCAAAATGCTTTCCAAAACACAAATGGTGTTAGCTTTAGAGATACAGATGTTAATGTAAATAAAGTTATGTTTCCATTTCAGGTAAATATGCCTAATTTTTACTATCCTGAGGAAGATAACCTATACTTAAAAATGTCAAACCCTAACACAGTTGATAATGCTATCAACTATGTTGTGCCTATTTATCAGTTTAAGCCTGCAATACAGTTAAAAACAATATTAAAACAAATATTTAATAAAGTTGGCTACACTTATACGTCAACTTTTTTAGACAGTGATTATTTTGGTAAGTTATTTATGACAACCTGCAACCACACAGGTAAACCAAGTTGTACAACAGTACCAACACCTGGACAAGTAGATGGTGAAATGAACGTTACACAAATGGGTGATAGTATTTTTGGAATTACTATTCCTGCAAATATGGACGTTGCTTGTAATGGTGGTCTAGTTGTTTCTACTATTGGTGGTACAGTATTTTTTAATACGCAAAATTCAGTAAATAATTATAGACAAATAACATTTAATACTTTTACACCACAAACAGGTTTTAACGTTCCTACTGACACTTTTAATTTATATTCACAAAGTTTGCAGGCATTTCATAGAACAGACAACAATATGGTTAGTCTAACTTTTTTTACAAGAGCCTCTAGTACAAATATGACAAATTGTGGTGGTACAAGTCCAAGTGGTAATGACGATAATATAGCAAGATTAGAATTTAAAGTAGTGGCAACAACAAGTGATGGAGTTGAGGACGAAAGTACAGCACTTGTGTATGAAAACATTTTATATGGTTGGACTAATTCTAATGGTACTAACAATCAAGCAGTTTTAACAACATTGCCTTTAGATAACATTCCTATTGGACAATATGCAAGAATATATGCAAGATTTCAAAAAGTAAAAAAAGTTAATACAGGTGCTACAGGTACTATGTCTATTGGTGCATTTGACGTTGGTACAGTAAATTATGCGTCAGACACAAGAGCTGCACTTTATTTAGATTGGGACGGACTTGGTGACTTAGTATATGATTTAACAGTAGATACTATAAATGGTATTGATCCTGACTTAACTCAAAAAGCATTTTTAAAAGATCTTATACAAAGATTTAACTTAGTTGTTATACCTGACAATGACAATCCGACTAATTTATTTATAGAGCCATATAACGATTTTATAAGTGGTGGCACACAAAAGTTTTGGACAAATAAACTAGACACATCAAAAGAAATAATTGTTAAAGATACTACAAGTCTACAAAAGTCTATTGTCAAACTAAGTGACTCTGAGGATGTGGATTTAATGAATAAAAGCATTAAAGAATTTAGTCCTAGTGTTAATGTATTTGGTAATATAAACATACAAAATACAAATAATGAGTTTGCACAAGGTGAGTTAAAATACGAGTCACCATTTGCACCATATATAAATCAATTTGTGTATGCAAGTGCAGAAGAGCCACAAGAAACATTAGTACCAAGGTGTGTTGTACAATACGAGTTAACATATAAGCAAGAAGGTTTTTCATATATAGATAGCTACGAAAAAACAAAACCTAAGCTATTTTATTATAGTGGTAAACCAACTAATTTATTTACAGATGGCACAACAGGTTTTAGATTACACAATAGTAATCCTATTTCAGGTGCAATAGATACTTTTTTATTTACTAATTACCCTTTGTGTTCACCTTACGAAATGACTGTTATAGACTCTGCAACAGGCACAATAGGTTTAAATACAAAATCTTTATATTTTAGTCAACAACCATCACCTGCACAAGAGTCACCTGTTTTTAGTGGTGATACACAGTTACCTAGTTTTTTAGTGCCAAATAGTTTATATTTTGCTTATTGGTCGCAGTTTTTTAATTTAATTTACAATGAAAACACAAAAATTGTAGAGTGTCATTTATATCTTAATGAAGTAGATATTTTTGATTTTAAATTTAACGATGAAATATTTATACAAGACACATATTATAGAATACTAGATATAAAAAACTATCAAGTTGGTGAAACAGTAAGCACAAAAGTTACACTAATTACTCAAGATGACGATTTTGTTGGCACTTGTCAAGATTGCGACTATGTTATAAGCACAGTAAATGGACAAAATAATTTAGCAGGTCGTTATATATGGTGTCCAGACACAAACCCAAATTGCAATCCTGATATTACATATAACAATGCAGGTATTGGTACTGCGTTTAGTGGTCTTATGACAACAAAAGAATGTTGCGACTGTGTAAATGGTGATTTTTTTCTAATACCTTTAGCTGGACCATTTGCTAATTTATTTCAAGGTGCAGGTCTATGTTCTGCAAACTCTAGTAGTTTAGC